TCCCCTTCCAGGACCGAGGCGGCGAAACGATTGCCGATGTATTCCGCAAGCACGGAGTCATCCTCACGCTCGGCGATACGTCGCGCGTGCCGGGGTGGTCACAGATGAGGAGCCGGTTGATAGGTATCCAGATCGACAGCAACGACCCCTTGCGATATCCCCTATTGTATGTAACGGCAGATTGCAAGTATGCTAGGGACTACATTCCAGCCCTCCCCAGGCATCCGTCCGAACACAAAAAGGAAGATGCCGCTGAACACGGGGAAGCAACCCACGCCTGCGACGCTATCAGGCTCGGTTGTATGGCTCACACAATAATCAAAGACAAAAAACTCCCGACCGAGGCACGCATACAACGTGCGCTTGCCTCGAAACCAACGATTAAGAAGATCGCGGCGCGCATGGGCTATGGCAATATCGGTTGAAGAAGTTAAGGCGTTCATCGAGGACGCGAAGAAGGCGCGCGAGTCATGGATCACGTGGGCGGAGCGTTCCTGGTCCGAGATAAAGAAACGCCAACGCAATAACCGTTTGCTATCGGTGAGCCCGAACAGCGCCAAGCGCCGAGCCAAGTATCCCGCCTGGTACGGCATCTTTAAGATCCGCCAACCGCTCCTCCTTTCGCGCGTCGGCGTTCCAATATGCAAGGACTCAACCCAGGACGGCACCGACAACGTGGGCGCCTCGGCCGCGTTCTTTAAGGAGCGGTTAGCAGTCAACCTGGCAAAGTCGTTTCCCTTCTTCGATGTATTGAGCACCGCCCGCGATGATTTTCTAGTTACAAACTTCGGTATCTTACGCGCCTACTATGAGCGCGATGAGGTCAAAGAGAAGGTTAAGGAACGCATCATTCCGCAGCAGGATGAGATGACCGGCGACGTTGTGTTTGTCGATGGCGCGGGGAATATCGTTCAGAGTGACGACATCGGGCAGGACGACGAAGGCTATTACATCGAAACCGATGAGGTGGTGGACGTAGAGAACGAGCGCGTATGCCTCGACCAAGCCCTCTACAAAGAGGTTTACATTGACCCCGACATCAAGCGTTTCAACCGCTGCGAGCGGATGGCGTTTGAGCTCCATTATTCAGTACCGCAGTTTAAGGCCGTATTCGGAGCAAAGGCGTACGCAAGTATTCGCAAGTCAGACGACCCAAAAGAAGGGGTCGATGAGGCAAGCCCCAAGCGCCAAAGCATTAAGGTGTTCGAGTATTGGGATAAGTACGAACGCAAGGTTTTATGGGTTCCTGAGCTAGGGAGTGATTTTATCACGCCAACGGCGATGCAGATGCCCGAGGAGTTCGACGAAGGCGAGCAGGCAAACGGGTTGTATGACCTTGAGCACTTCTTCCCCGTCCCGGACCCTATCCTCTCAAACCAATCAACCGATGAGTTCTGGCCGGTTCCAGAGTTCTATCAGCTCGTAGAGCTCATCGAGGACATTCACACGATATTCAGCCGAATGATGGCGCTCACGAAGGCTATTCGTGCCCGCGTCCTGTTTGATAACAACGTGGAGGGGCTTCAAGAAGCGTTAGCCGAGGCGACTGAGGGCGATGCCTTCGGCGTCCCGAATCTGGCTCAATCACTGGTCAACAATGGCGGAAGCCTTGACTCGGTGGTGCAGTACATACCCGTTGAAAAGATGGTGGCAGCCCTCTCCCAGGTGTATCAGGCGCTTGAGCAGCGGCTAAATACCCTCTATCGCCTGACCGGAGTATCTGACCTCCTTCAGGGGCTCATCTCAGACGGCACGCAGCGCACGTTTGGCGAACGGCAGATGCTTGAAAAGTACGCGCTTAACCAGCACGCCGAGCCGCAGCGCAAGATGCAGGAGTTTGTTCGTAACTGCTACGAGCTCCTTTGCGAGATGGCCTTGAAAAACTTCAAGGATGAATCCCTGGAACGCTATATGCTGCCGGGCACGGCGCCCCAGGTTCACCAGCAGAATTTCAAATCAGCGCTTGCCCTCTTAAAGGATGACCGCAAGCGGTTCCGTATAGAGCTCGAGACAGACTCCACGATTGCCCTCAACGAGCAATACGACAAGCAGATGCGGGTAGAGTTAGTGAACACCCTTACCGGGGCAATCGAGAAGGTGGCAGGTATAGCGACCTCCTCCCCTGCCCTGGTAGCGATAGAGCTTCACGCCTTAAAGTTCATGGTGCAGGGCTTCCGGCAGGGCAAGATGTTCCAGCAAGAGATCACCCAGGCCATCGACCAGGTGATTCAGCAGATGCAGGCCGCAGCCGACCAAGAACCGGCACCAAACCCGGATATGATGCGGTTTGAGTTCGAGAAGCAGGTGAAGGAATCCGAGTTGAAACTCAAGGAGTACCAGATTCTTTCGTCAGAGCGCATCGAAACCGCACGGGTACAGCTCGAGCAGCAGGTAAACAGCATCAAATCTCAGCTCGAGCAGATGCGGCTAGAGGCGCAAACAAACGACAACCTCGCCAAACGACAACTTGAGTTTGAGCAGGTAAGGAACGAGATCACGGTTGCACAAACCGAGCTTGCCCAGCGATCGCAGGAGCTCGAGATCGAGGTTGCCAAGCTAAACGACGACCGCAACCGCGCGGCGTACGAGGCAGCAGCCACCGAGCGGCTTGCCATGATAGACACGGAGCTCAAGACGGCGGCACAGCGCCTCGAGGAGTACCGCGTACAGATGGAAGATGCGCGCACTCAGATGGAGCTTCAGGAGCGGTGGGCGACCGAAGCGCGACTGCAACAGGAGTACGAGCTTGATAAGTTGCTTAAAGCCGTAGAGGTGGCAAACAAGCAAGCCGAGGGGCAGCAAGCGGCGTTTGTAGCCATGGCGCAAGCTCGGGCCGCGGCAGCACCTCCTCCGCCAAAGAGCAAAAAGAAAATCAAAGTTAGTCGAGACGAGCTCGGAAATGTTGCAGGCTATGAAATAGAGGGCGGCGAGGGATACCAGGTTATCCGAGACGAAAACGGCGACATAGTTGGATATGAGCCCGTGGGAGGCATGTAAACGATGGCAAATGCGATATACAACAAGGCGAAATATAAATGGATGGCGCCCGGCACGCTTGGCACCAGTCAGGGCGACTCTATCGACCTCCTCGACGATACGATCAAGGTCGCGCTCATTGACACCGGAACCTATACGTTTTCGCAGTCTCACGAGTATTGGTCGTCGGCATCTTCGGCAGCGGTTGGGACTCCCGTAACGCTTGCATCCAAGACGGTGACTGACAACGTATTTGACGCAGCCGACCCAACATTCACGGCCGTTACCGGCACCACAGTCGAGGCGTTCGTAATTTACAAGGACACCGGCTCGGCAGCTACGAGCCCGCTAATTTACTTTTGCGACACCGTCTCAGGCGGGTTGCCTGTCACTCCCAACGGCGGCGACATTGTGATCAACTTTAACGCCAGTGGAATTTTCGCCCTATGATGAGCGAGATTGTCGGCGGCATTATTAAATATGTCTCGTCTGCAGGGGACTGGCTTGCGGAAGTAGTTGCAGACGGTTCCGCAATCAACGTCGTCTTTTTGTCCAACACTGGAAGCCCTGAGATGTCATCGGGGATTAACTACGACAACCTGGCAGAGTTTATTGGGCAGGTAAAAGCCGACGCAATCTCTCGCGGCGTAAACTGGAGTGGCAACTAATGGCGGCGATAACTGACCTATCAGACTTAATCAACCGCCTGTCAGGAGGCAATAGCGGAACCCCTGAGAACATCTTTGTATTCAAAGCGGGGCGAGTGAATGGCGGAGCCGCAACAACTCCTGTTGCGGGTAGGTACACAAGCCTTTGGCAGTACGACGGCACACACGGAAACGGAGCCGCCCCTGGCGCGGTCGCTGTACCGACTAACAGCACGAACGGGGCGCTGCCAATTACAAACCCAGGCGGCTCAAGAGAGAAGTGGTTGACGCAGATATTTGCGACCGCAACAACGGCCGGCGTGCTCGTGCTCTATGATCGCCTTCTCCATATCAGCGGACTAAGCGGTACATCAACGGCAGATCAAACAGTACAGGGAGCCTCTCCATCGGTGACGCTCACACGAAATACAGGCGGAGTGGGAAACATCGCGCTCTATGAAATCTACACAACTATTGGAAGCACGGCGACAACTCTTACGATGACGTACACAAACTCTGCTGGCACTGGTGGTAAAACCTCGACTATCGCCATTGGAGGTTCGGGATTACGCGAAGCGCAAAGGATGCAAGTTATTCCCCTCGCTGCTGGCGATAAGGGTATTCAGGCGATTGAAAAGGTAAAACTTACAGCGACAACCGCAACCGCAGGGGACTTTGGTATTACTATCGCAAAGCCTATTGCATATCTTCCAGTCGGAGCGGCAGCCATGCCAGGCTATAGAGATTTCACTACTGGCCTACCAGGGCTTCCCAAAATTGATACTAACGCCTGTATTGCAGCCATGTTTTTACAAAACGGTGCTGTGATTGGAGAGTTTAGCTACGGGTTTAATTTCGTAGAGAAATGATATGGCTTTTGCAAACTACGCTGCATTTTCTTCGGCGCTTCAAGAGCAAAACGCTATATTTGCACAGGTTGTATCATCAAGTGTGAACAACACTCGACTACATGATTTGTATCGAGTTACCTTCGATCCTACGACTGGCGCAGTGCCAGCTATTCCTACAACGGCCACAGCTCTGAGCAAAGCAAAGACCACTGCGCTTAATTATTATGTTCCAAACTATAGTCCCGAGTTCCCGTATTTGATTGGAGCAAGGCAAGGCACAGCGGGAGCTAAAGGGATCTATTTTGTCGTTGATAGGCTGTCACACCAAGGCGGGTTAGACGGGACGCTGACCACGGCACAAACGACAAACCTCCCTACCGCAGCACTTACCAGATATACCGATGGCGTTGGGGTAATGATTGGCCTGACTATGTATACATCTATTGGAGTTACGGCGACGACCGTAACGGCAAGCTATACCAACCAGGCGGGGACTTCGGGGCAGACAACACCAGCGCAAGCGATAGGAGGAAGCTCAACAGGCAGTGCCTCTAGGCTGGTCATTCTGTCTCTAGCCGCAGGAGATACGGGAGCAAGGTCGGTTGAAAGCGTGACCTTGGCAGCGACAACGGGAACAATCGGCAACTTTGGCGTTACCCTTTTCAAGATCCTCGGCGTAATTTGCGTATACGACGTTCAGAACCAGTTTGCAGGGGACATTATTACGGGAGGGTTAATAGGCGGCATTCCCGAAATAAAAGACGATGCCCACCTTAGTTTGCTATACGTTGGGGATAACACAACTTCATCGGGCAATCTGAGTCTCATTATCGGCGAGGCGTAAATGTCTACTCGCAGGTTTTATGACGGGGCGCAAACCGAGATCGGGAGCTTGCCGGTTGCGGCATCGTCGCAAACTCTCACCATCACCGCGGATCTATTTACTAACGCAAACACGCTTTATTCGCCGTCGATAACCGTCGGCCCGGTCACAATCCAAGCGGCGTTTTTGTCAAATATAAGCGTCGGTTACCAGCCTTCGGTATCGCCTGGCTCCGTCACGATATCCGCGGCCCTGTTCACCAATACCAACGACCTGTATTTGCCGGCGGTGTACCAGCCGGGGGGCTTCCAGACCATCACGTGCGCCCTCTTTACGAACGAAAGCACGTTCCCTCTTCCCGGCATTATCAAAAGGTCGTTTATAGGCTCGCCCGGCCCGGTCGCGATGAATCCAAGCCTTTCGCCACCGATAGTTAAAAAGAAGAAAAAGCGCAGCAAAAAGGAGCTCGAGCAGCTCATGATTAAGCGACAAAAGCAGCGCGTTGAAGAGGAAGCGTTTTTCATATTCTTGAGTGAGATACTATGAGCGATAAGATACAAACCAGCGTTTTCAACTACGGCAACGAGAAGGAAAGCTCCTGGCCTCCTATGTTTGGCAAGGGCGGTTCAGGGCTTTACCACCGAGGCGAGGACGGGCAGTTTCACGAGGGACCGCCACCGCCAAAGTTTCCAAAGTTCGGCGAGGCGCCATACGTCATTCAGGACACCATCGACCCGTATCGGCACCCAGCAACGGGTGAGGTCATTGAATCGCGCGCTAAGTTGTTAGCAACTGACCGCGCGTGTGGTACGTTCACCACCGACAAGAAGCAGGATTGCTCGGCCATCCGTAAGAGCCGCGAAAAGGCGATCAACGCCGAGCGAAAGAAAGATATCCACGAGGCCATGCGGAAAGCAGTAGCCGCAATCGACTCCGGTAACGCCCCACTATCGGAGGAGACGCGAGCCAAGTGTGACGAGCAAAATCGGATTGTCTCCGATGCGTTGGGGTTTGACGCCTACAACGTAGCAGGTAAAAAAAATGACCGACGAGGAAAGAAGTACCGAAAACGAGTTTGAGCCCGTAACGCAGGCCGATCTTCAAGAAAACACCGACGAAAAGCTCTCCTTGCGGGATGCGCTCGAGGTAGCAATAGAGGCAGAGAAAGATGACGCTGGAAACAATGCGGGAGTGGGAACGACGGGTTCACGAGCTTCAGAGGAGCTTGAACCGGGAGCTAACGCCGGAGGAGATGATAGAAACCTACAGGCAAGCAACGAGCCGCCCCTACAGCCACCGGCCGAGTTTACAGCCGACGAAAAAGCCGATTTCCTCACTCTGTCGCGCAAGCAACAAGAGGCGCAGATCCGGCTTCATAAATCGCGTTTGTCGCGCCTTGAGGAGATTAAAGCGGCGTCTCGGGATTATGAGCACGTCCGACGCCTTGCGCAGCAGATAGAGCCATACATTAAGGCACGCGGCATAAAGGAGCCGGCCGACGTAGCGATACAGAAGGCGGTTGCTCTATGGGCCGAGACTAAAGCCGACCCGAAGCGGTCCGCCGCTGCCCTCTTAAAGGCAAACGGCTTGCCCGTGCCGCGGGATCTCATAGAGTCAGAGATCCCAGATCCGACGAGTGAAAAACTAAACCCTTTGCAAGAGCGGTTAAATGCTTTAGAGTCGAGGATAGTTCAGGAGGACAATGCGAAAGCGGCTTCGGCCCTTAACGCTATATGGTCATCCTTCGAGCAAGCAAAAAACGCGGCCGGTTCAGCACGTTTCCCCGATGTACAGCCTGACAAGGGCGAGTCGGGACTCAAGTTAGCTACCGAAATCGGTTCCCTCGTTTCTGGAAAAACCCCACTTAGTTTGCAGTTTATAAACTCAGTGCGCGCGCGAAATCCGCAAGCCTCGGCCGAGACACTAATCACCGAGGCATACAGGTTTCTTGGCGGTCAGGTTGACGATTCAGAAGCCCCGAGGACTCAGAGCCCGCAACAGCACCTTTACAAATCAAATCGCGCAGCGGCGAGCGTTCCAGGGCGCGGCGTCTCGAGTTCATCGGGTGCCGTGAAGAAGTTTAAATCCTATAGGGAAGCACTCGAAGCTGCAAAAGCCGAATTAGAGGGGTGATCCGTTTGTGAGTCACCCCGATATGGAGTGACTTACAATGGCAGGATTATCCGAGATCCAGGCTACCACCTGGGAATATAGAGAGAAGAAGCCCGCTGATGCGGTGGCTGACAATATCCCTTTGCTGTTCGCTATGCGAAAGAAGGGACGCGTTTCAACCATCAACGGCGGTCGCGTTATCTGGGAAGATATCAAGTACGCGCAGAACGCATACGTTCAGCGTATTGACCCAACCGAGGAGATCACCCTCGGCTACAACCAGACGATCACCGGGTTTGAGTACAGCCCGAAGATCATCGTGGTTCCGGTTGTCGTAAATGCACTCGAGAAGGCGCAGAACCAGGGCGATGCTCAGTTCCTCGACCTCCTCGAGCAGCGTAACCAGGTTGCCGAAGACTCCCTCATGAACAACATGGAAACCGACCTTCAGGGCGATGGCACAGGGTTCGGTGGTAAGGCGTTCGCAGGTATCCAGAGCTACATCGTGACCAGCGTCACGACGGGCTCGTACGGAGGACTGTCGCGGTTGTCTTACTCCTCCATCCGTAACGCAGCAGTAAATGCCCCAACGACCTTCACGGGTGCCACCGACTCGAGCAACATCGAGAGCCGTTTGCGCTACTCGAAGAACCTCGTAGTTCGTAACGGCGGCCCGGAGCTGTGTTTGGCGGGTTCGACCTACTACAACGCAGCTTGCGACGCTATGAGCGCCAAGCAACGTTTCACGCAAAACCAGGAGATGTTTGAGGCCGGTTTTGACAACGTTGTGATCGAAGGTATGACGATGGTTCTCGCTGGCGGTAAGTCGTTCAGCGGTGGAGCTCGTATCGCTGCAGATCGTTGCTACGGCATCCGTTTGGAGAATTTTAGCCTTAAGATGTACAAGGGCTTCAACTTCCAGCCGGTCCCAGAGCGCGTTTCAGTAAATCAACTTGTAGACATTTCGATCACGGTCGGTATCGGGCAGTTCACCTGCAACGGCGCCGGCTTGTCGTTTGTTATGCATGATTCCTAATAGGAGAGAGAAACAATGCTAAACGCTCAAGTTAATTTGAAGGAAGCCGAGGACGTTGCCTCCGCTGGTCTCGGCGACGAGATCAACGTTGGCGGCAACACCTGGAAGTATGTACAGGCAGATGGCGCGGTTGCGGCTTACGCCGTTGTTGGCTTGAAGGCCACCAACGAGGCAGTGGAGCTGACGAGCACCATCTCGGGCTCACGTCCAACGGCGGTTGGGCTCGCGCAGTTTGCGTTTGCTGATAACCAGTATGGGTGGGTGCTTGTTGGCCCCTTCTCGGTTGACGAGAAGGGAGATGCCTTCAAGGTGCTCACAAGTGCTGCATCGGCAATCGACGCCATCCTCTACACATCGGCAACCGCCGGGAAGGTAGATGATGGCGACGCATCGGGAGACAAGATCGCAGGACTTGTTCTTACCGAGTCAGGAGCAGGCGGAGCCGGCACGTTCAAGTGTCAGTCTGTTTGCCGTATGACCACAAATTGTGGCGCATAATTAAGTAAAGGAAACGATATGGATCTATCCCCGATCAACAACGCAATCCCAACGTTTGGATCTCCAACCCTGGAAGGGTTAGAGGTCGGCCCCGGTGTCCAAGATGGGCAGCGCATAGGCGGCAATTCCAAGCGGCAATTTGTCCGGTTTTACAATAAGCGCATGGCGGAGCCGTATGCCGTCGAGGTGCGCATAAATGAGAAAACCGGAGCAACGCAGGTTCTTAAAACCGCGGTGCGCGAGGTTGAGCGGGAAATGGTCCATATCGTGACCCCTGGCGACAAAAACGAAGTCGATGATTTTGCCCAGGACTATCACCGGCGCGAGTATTGGCACCACTACAAGGCGTTTCGTGATGGGAAGGGGATACCCTTGGGGACACCCGTAGAGGAATGCCAGTACATCGCGCCGACCATCGCCACCGAGCTGAAATATCTTGGCGTCCATACCGAGGAGCAGTTGGCCGACGCGGCCGATCTTCTCGTTGAGCGGTTGCCAGACGGTTACAGCTTGCGGGAGTTCGCCCGAACAAACTGCAAGGTTAAGGCCGACAACAAAAACGCGGGTTCGATCAACCTTCTCAAGTCGGAAATGCTCAAGCTGCAAGAAACCATACAGGCGCAGGCGGCACAGCTCGAGGCGATGAAGGGCATCGTCACCCCTGACGGTGAGCCGGTGCAGCCTCGGCGTGGTGGACGGCCGAGAAAAGTGGATTTAGAGGCGTAAAAACATGATGAGAGCCGCAAAAACTTTGGTTGTACTCCTCGGGGTGGTTTGTGCCTCGGTAGCTCACGCGCAAACGACACCCAAGGCCGCAGAGTTTAAAAGCGGCTCTCTTGCCTTTGGCAGCGTGACCGCAAGTTACGTGCAGGTGCTGGCCGGCGGGGTGCAGTTTCGCTTGATGGACGTGCTCAACAACACTGACAAAGATGTCTTGTGCTCATGGGATGACGGCACCACCTCGGTGAGGGTGCCGGCATACAGCGCTTATGATGCCGACCTTCGCACCGCGTCGTTGTTCGTAGGGGCAACATCGCTTAAATGCAAGCACGCGGGCGTTGCGCCAACCGTAGGGGCTATCGAAGCGTTTGGGATGTACTGATATGAGCTTTACTCGTAATGCCCTCATCGCGCTTCTCGTAGCCTGTACGGCGTCCCTGCCGGCCGTAGCCGAGCGGGAGATATTTCAGTGCAGCATCCTCGCACCGATAGCATCGACAACCGGGAGCATCGGCATTGGCACGAGCTCGCCGGGGTCGAAGCTCGAGATACAGCAGCCAAGCAGCGGAACGGCTATTGTGGCCTCAACAACCTCATCTGCAACGGCCAATTTTCGGCGGTTTTCAGCAGATACTACGGGCGCGTGGATACAGCTGCAGAAGAGCAGAAATACCACGATAGGAAGTCATACGGTTTTGCAAGACAATGACGGTATAGGGGTAGTGTACTATTCGGCCTCTAACGGCACGGCGTTTGAGGGAGCAGCCGCACTGGCGGCATATGTCGATGGAGCACCAAGCACAAACGTACCGGCTCGGCTTAGTGTCATTCTTCAGAACGGAACAAGTACCGTTACTCCGCTGACGATCAAATCATCTGGAAACGTTGGGATAGGCACAACCGGTCCATCATATCAGCTGCAACTCTCAAGCGACTCTGCCGCCAAGCCAACAACAAACACGTGGACCATCGCCTCAGATGCACGCATTAAAACCAATATTGCTCCATACACAAAGGGATTGGCGGCGATTAAGCAGGTAAATCCTATTACCTACGACTACAACGGCAAAGGTGGCATACCTGCCGGCCCTGGTGGGGTATCGATCATCGCGCAGAATCTGGCGCCGATTTTCCCGGAGTGCGTCGGAACCTACCGGGCGAAGCTAAATCCTGACGACACAGAGGAAACCGATATTTACAACTACAACGGACACGCGATCACGTTTGCTTTGATCAATGCAACCAAGGAGCTTGCAGCCAAGGTTGAGGCGCTTGAGGCACGGGTAGCGGCGTTGGGGAATTGATAGTTTAAGCACTCCAATAGAGGGGGATAAGATGAAGCGATTGGTATTTACTTTGATTTCGATGGTGCTTGGCGTGAGCCCTGTTTACGCCGACACGTGCAGCAAGAACCTTATGCCGACTTTCACGGCAGCCCAAGCAAACCTGATCTGCACCAAGGGATTGCGACAGGTAGAGCCAACAGCAAACTTTGAGACGGTAGCCGCTGCCGGCACGGTACAAGGCGACGCGGCCGCACTCTCCGGCACCAAGTTTTTCCATCGTGTAACGGGTGCAAACGGCACTGTAGGTGTCATCCTTCCAGCAGCCGCAGCGGCCGACGTTGGCGAGGTGCATACCATCCTCAACACTACGGCGGGCGTCTTGAAGGTGTACCCGGCATCGGGCGGCACCATCAACGGTGCAGCAGCAGACGCCGCGTTCTCGGCGCTCACAGGTATTAAGCCCATCGTTTGCTACACAACGGCGGCTTCAACTTGGATCTGTTCGTAAAACAAGGGAGGTGATCCTTTTCTGTTCGGTTGTGGTCGGATTAAGGGGGCGGGAACATGGCTTCAATTTTGGGGTTAATTCAAGAGTTTTGCTACCGTATCAATGTTCCTGCCCCTTCCGCAATTGCCGGGGTGTCCTCGCCTACTGAGCAGCAGTATTTGGGGCTGTTTCGCACCATCGGAGCAAACCTGTTGTTTCGTCCGTACCAGTGGCCTCAGCTAAAAGCCGGATATACATTCACAACTCAAACCGGCGTTTCTCGCTACCAACTTCCTCCCGATTTCTTTCGAATCCTCGACTCGTCCCAGTGGGATGTTTCAAACGCCTGGCCGCTTCGCGGGCCAGTATCAGATTTTCAATATGCAACGCGCCGGTTCTCAGTTGTGAGCCTTCAAACCAGGAAGGCGTTTCGTATAGTAGGGCCAATAGACTCAATCAACCGCGATGATCCCAACATATCGTATCGCTCCTCGGGCTACTTTGAGATCGATCCCGCTGGAGAAAACGACACAGACGAGCTGTTCTTGGGGTATCTCTCATACAATTGGTGCAAACCGCGTGATTGGGTCGCAAGTACCGCATACACACAGG